AAGTACAACGAGGAGTTGTGGAGGACCATCGTGGCATCATTTGGAGTGCCTGCCCACCTCATGGGAGGCAAGATCACCACCATCGAGGACAAGTTGCTAGAAGACGTGATTGCCTACCCAGACGATGATGGACCTCGTCTGATCCTAGCTGACTGGTGGGAGGAGAATGGTCAGGAGGAGCGTGCTGAATTCGTCCGAATCCAATGTGATTTATCACAGTTCGACGAGTATCGTTTCCCTGACTGTCACCACTGCAATATTGACAGTGGGCATGTGTGGTGTTCTGCACTAGCTCGTGGGTTGAACTACTGGATGATTCTACGACAGCGTGAGAAAGAACTACTAGACGCTAGTGGACAGGACTGGTTGTTGCCGCTGGCGCGGGTGCTGGGTGTGCCACTTTCGCCGGGACGATACAAGGGCAGCCGCTACCGATATATTGGCACCCGAATGCTGACATGGGGTGAGGGAGGACCAGACTGTAATATCAGCTGGGGTCGTGGTTTCGTTGCTGAGGTGAAATTACCACTCAACACCTGGAAAGAGCACGGCAAGAACATCATCAAACAACACCCAATTAAGGTGGTGCATCTTACCGACAAAGGAGTATGGACGCCCCTAGCAACACGCCCCCGCTGCGCCTGGGCAGTTGGACACGGGGAAACAGAACTATCAAGGTCTTTTATTTTGCCGCCGTGGTTAGGTTCATACCTGCGAAAATACCAACTGGAAGGAAATACTGGTTGGCGGTGGTACGAGTCAGAAAGCGCCGCCATAGATGATCTGTCTCAGGCACTGCTCAGATGGGCAAAAGGAGAGTCCTCTTGACTACCAAACCATTTCCCTTTCAAGAGGACGCCGTCGCTCGCATCGAGGAGTTCGCTGGACGGTCGCTACTTGCCGCCGATCCAGGACTTGGCAAGTCCCTTATGGCACTCAAGTGGCAGTTTAAGCACAACAAGTCCTGGCCCATACTCATTATCTGTCCGGCAAGTCTCAAGTGGAATTGGAAAAATGAGGTACGCAAACACTTCAATGCTGACAGTGTCATCCTGGAGGGCACTAACCCAAGAAGAGTGGAGATACCGAAGAGAGCGAAAATATTCATCATCAACTACGACATCCTCAAACCGTGGATGGAGTTCCTACTGTCTTTAAACCTCCAGTTAGTAGTAATCGATGAAAGTCAATACTTACGGAATGTCAAAACTCTCAGAACCAAGAAAACCAGAGAGGTGTGTCGTCCCTGTCCCCACATACTAGCTCTGTCTGGAACACCCCTAGTCAACCGCCCGGCGGAGTTGTGGCCAACCTTGAACATCCTTCGTCCAGACCTGTACCCTAGTTTCTGGAGTTATGCAAGATCCCACTGCTCTCCTGTACTCACACACTGGGGTTGGCGCTTTGACGGAGCAACTGACTTACAAACTCTGCATAGGAATCTTCTCAAGCAGCTGATGGTGCGCAAGAAGAAGTCAGAGGTGCTGAAGGATCTGCCTGAGAAGTCCCGGCATGTGGTGCCGCTACCCATCAACAACTACAAGGAGTACCAGAAGGCAGAGAGGGACTTCATTGTCTGGTTAGCACAGAAGTCCCGGGTGAAGGCAGACAGGGCCCGCAAGGCACAGACCTTGACCCGGATGGGTTATCTCAAACGCCTGGCTGGAGAGTTGAAGGTCCGGCAGGTGACCGAGTGGGTGGAGAACTTCCTCGATGACGGTGACGGTAAAATCGTGGTGTTTGGCGTCCACAAGCGTGTCCTGCATCCCCTCCACGAGCACTTTAAGGGTTCGGTGCTGGTTGACGGTTCGGTAACCGGCAGGGACCGGCAGAAGGCGGTGGAGCGCTTCGAGCATGACTACCACTGTCGGGTGTTCCTGGGCAACATCCAGGCAGCAGGGGTGGGCATCAACCTCCAGTTCGCTTCTACAGTAGCTTTTGCTGAACTGTCCTGGGTGCCTGGTGAACACCTTCAGGGAGAGGAAAGGTGTTATAGAATTGGGACAAAGAGTAGGGTTTCTATCTACTATCTAATAGGTGTGGGTACTCTAGAGGAACGCCTGTGTCGGATAATACAGACAAAACAAGATGTAATCTCTACCGTGTTGGATGGCAGCAGGTCAGCTAACGAACTGAGTGTGTTCGACGAGTTGGAGCAGGAGTTGTTGAAGCAAAACTGGAGGTGAAATATGGGAAAATACAGGGAACTTGTTCGTGTAATTGCAGAGAAACTGGACAAAGAAAGACTGATAAATCCATCCTACGCAGATCGTCCTGCCATCGAGCGCATCATTACCGAGGGCATCGAGAAAGCAGTTAGCGAGGCCCTTGCCTGTAACCTGCCGCTGCCCATGTCGGCGGCGGAGTTGGACGAGGCGGATGGATTACTACACGCTCGCGAGTACGGCACGATTCACAACGGTGACAAGCAGTGCGTCTGCAACCTGTGTATCGGGCATCGCCTCCTCGACCACGCTCGCTGCTGTGAACGCCTGCTCCAAGACGTGGGCAAGTATGGTGACTTTGCCGCTGGTCAGCGGGACCGCGAACGCCAGTTAATTCCCATGCTAAGAAAGATGGAATGGCTGGCAGACACCGGACCATACAGATGTCATTTTTGTCGCCGTCAATCACACCAAGGACACACTGACGATTGTCTTATTGGCAGCATCCTCAAGGAAATAAACCAGTGAAGATCCTTATTATGCGTGGAATCCCCGGTTCTGGCAAAACCACTTGGCTGAGAAACAACCACCCTGACCTGTTCGACGTGCCTTGGGGCAACGTGGATAATGGTTGGTGTTCTGCCGACCACTACCATCTGAAAGACGGTATCTACCAGTTCGATCCGGCGAACATCCAGAATGCGCATGCGTGTTGTCTCCGGAAGTTCATGCTCAGGGTTGTGGAGCAACCCTACGTCAAGACCGTGGCAGTGGACAACACCAACTTGACCGCGTGGGAGTGTGCCGCTTACTACTACATAGGTGAGTTGTATACCACAGACATCAAGATTGTCACCATCTGGACGGACTTCTTGGTCGCCGCCAAGAGAAATACCCACGGTGTACCCATCGAGCGGGTGGCACAGATGCACCTGACCATGCTCAGTGAGAGACTCCCTCCCCAGTGGAAGCATGAGATGGTGTTAGGAGAATAGAACGTGACCGCGCAAGAACTACTGGAATTGTGGGAAGAATATTACACCTATAACGATAGATCAACGTGGAATTATATAAAGTGGTTGTGGAGAGGTGATCATAAACATTGAAGAACTAGCTGAATTCTGGGAATTAGCAGGTAGGCACGGCACCATGAATTGGAATGAAATCAAGTGGTTGTGGTGGCTGAGGAGAAACCACCCATGAACATTGAGGAACTGCTCACCGAGTTGAATATTCCCTACCGAACAGCAGGACAGCATGAGCACGCTCGGCCAGGTTGGGTTCAGGTGGACTGTTGCTCATGTGGCGCCGAGGGGCATTACCGTCTGGGTATCAACCTGTTTGGCAAGTACAGCTGTTGTTGGTCGTGCGGTCCCATTCGTCTGGGCTGGGCACTATCTGAACTAGCAAACACCCACGCAGGATCGTCCAGGACACGCCAGGACGTGTTCCGGTTGCTGGACGGTCTGACCACCATCGAAGGTGTCCGGAAACGTCCTGGCTCGATCCTGCGCATTCCAGAGGGGGTTGGTAATCTCAGCAAGTTCCATCGGACGTACTTGGAGCATCGCGGTTTCGATCCTGATCAACTGATCAGTCAGTGGGGCATCAAGGGGATTGGTCTGGCGGGGCGTCTGGCGTGGACTGTTTTCATCCCCATCCAGTTTGACGGCAGGGATGTTAGCTATGCTTGCCGCCGTCTGGTGGACGAGGAACCTCGCTACCTGAACTGTCCGGTAGAGGATACAGTGTTTGAAAAGAGACAATTACTCTACGGTGAGGACCATGCTGGACACACCGTCATCGTAGTTGAAGGGTTTCTGGACGTGTGGGCACTAGGGTACGGGGCGGTAGCAACGATGGGAGTGGGATTCTCTCGATCGCAAGCAAGAAGACTCAGCAAGTACCCCAACCGGGTGATCTGCTTCGACGCCGAATCAGAGGCACAGAAGCGGGCCCGGGACCTAGCAAGTAAGCTGGAGTCGTTTCCTGGCAGGACTGCTGTAGTAGAGTTAGCAACAGGAAAAGATGCTTCACGCTGTTCTAAATGGGAGTTGAAAAAACTTAGGGGGATGCTCCGATGACCACCATCCATGCTCTGCCAACTGACCCTAGTAGTAAAGCCTACGGCATGATCAGGCTGAAGTTCAACTTTGACAGGGAACTTATAGAGGATCTCAAGAATGTACTAAGACGGGCCCGCAGCAAGACAAGCACACCGGTAGGCGGTTGGATGCCCGAGGAGAAAATCTGGTGGGTTTATCCTCTGGTGTGGCACCGGGTGGCAGGTCAACTCCGTGCCCTGGGCTATCAACTCATTGATGATCTACCAAGAGAGAACAGCCCGGATGGTTGTCCTGAACTCACTGGTCTGGTGCAGGCTCTACAGGACAATCCTGACGATGATGTGTCCAGAGCGATCCTTGGTGATCTGCTCATCGACCTGGACCCTAAGCTAAAGTGGGACATGTTGCCCAGATGGGTGAGAACAGAGTGGATCGTTGCTAGACGAAGGTTGGCTAATAACGAACTAATCTTTCCCCGACCAACCAGCAACATTGGAATAGCCAACGAAATAATTCACTGGGTGCGTCTGCAACAACTGTGGGTTGACATGAAAGAAGCAGACTGTGGGTGTCTGTTTTTACCGTGGTGGATGTGTCTGGCAATCAGAGTGGATCTTGATCCTCACACCACACTACACATTTTCCAAAAGCTAGGGAAAGTGCTCGGTGTGGCAGTAGTTGTCGTGCCCACAGGTAAGCACTAATGGGCGATCCTGCTACCACCCAAAAGCTATGGAAAAGGCAGTTTGGTATGAAAACACCCAAGTACAGCTACTCCGTGTTCATCCGCGTGCCCAACCTGGATGACAACTGGCACTGGGTGACATCCAGCACTCTGTCCTACTGCCGCAAATCCAAGGTACAGCAACTCCGTAATAGATATGAAGCTATGATAGTCCGGACGCCACGGGGGCACTTCTGGACCGAGGAAAGTTATTCTGAGGATGAATTGTTTTGTGAAGGGAAGGTGATGACATGACCCGTGAAGAGATCAATCAGTTGGACTGTAACCAATTAGCTGACCTGATTGCTGACAAGGTCATGAGGTGGGGCGTCTGGAGAGTGTGTAAGCAGGGGCACAGTCAGTATCCGGGAGAAGGGTGGAACTGGTTATCGGTCGGTGACAGGGATTACACTGCCGGTGAGTTAGCAGAAACTTATCCAAAATTCCCACCGCACCGGGCGATGTGGAACCCAAACCACGACCTCAACCAAGCGGTGGAGGCAGTGATGACCAGCGGACTCACCTGGAAGTTGTTCCGGAGTGACGGCAAAGTCAATGCTGTCCACGCCGAGGTCTGGACAGCGGACTGGTTCAAGGTCTATTGTGTAGCTGCCAAGAATGGTAACATTGCCGAGGCATTGTGTCGGGCATTGCTACTAGCTATAACTCATCCCACTGAAGCTGGCGTTGCTTAGTCAAACAAGTATTTTGAAGAAAGCGTGAAGCCGATCTAGACAGAAATCTGGCGCCGGTGTCAAATGATTGTAGTTCGGTTCCGAGTGCTTTCGCGTATTTGTACGTGTGTCTACGTGTGTCTACGTGTGAGGAGTAGTTGTAATGAAGAGCGCGGCGAAGAAAACCAAGAAGTCGATCAGTGAGAGCGGGTACATGAGCATCGATGATGTTGGAGAGTTTCTTAGTGTGAGTCGTTCAACCGTCTATCTGCTTCTCAACACAGGGGCGATTCCTTCCGCCAAGTTCGGGCGGAACAGGCGCATCCCTCGCCAAGCAGTCATCGACTTCACTGAGCAGAAAATGAACGGCAAGACGTGACAGAAAACGGAGCAGGGGGTGCTGATAACACCCCCTGCTCCTGTGATTTCGCCTCGACCCCGCCAAGAGTGAGACTTCAACGATAGGTAGACTCCGCATGAGGACTACCGAGGGATGTGTCGTTGCGCCCCCGAAGCAGAGCCCTACTGCATTCATCATAACTACAGTTTGTAGGAGGACAAGTTGAGCTAAACAGGAATTATTGTAATTCGCCCGTGAACCGGAAGGAGGATCAAGTGACCACTAAAAAGATTCGTCCCTACACCGACGACGACCGAAGCAGGTTGGCATCCTACGGCAACACAGTCACCTCGAACTACGTTGCTGAACTATTCCGCACGAAAAAGATCAGCAGGGTTGGTCTGCTCATCATCTGGGAGATCGCCCGGTATTTGAACATTGAAGATGCCGACTGGTGTGACCTAACCAATCAGCAACTAGCTGAGCGTATCAGTTGCAATCGAACTTACATCTCAGACACCATTAGTGAACTGATCAAACTTGGCGTGGTGGAAACTTCCTACGTTGAAGATAAAAGATACCTCACAACCGGTCATGGAGGTGTCTCATGAGCACCAAAGAACACCATGAGCTCAAGTTCCGTGGCACGGTGAACTACCCAGAGATGCATGAACTGTTAGCTAAAGGAGTCATCACCGGCACCGAGTTTGCGCTGATTCCTACCATCGACTCGCTGGTGGACTGCAAAGGTGAGGGGTGTTGGGCATCCAACGAGTACCTTGCCAAACTGGTCAACACCAAAACCAGACAGCTTCAGTACATGCTAAACCACCTGATAGAGCTGGGGTTGATCCGTAAGGTGGGTTGGATCTTCAAAGCTGGTAGAAACCACCGCGTACTGGAGACGAAGTGGTCGAGAGTTGAGAGCGTTTGTACAGATGCAGTAGACTGCACCGGGAGCGTTTGTACAGATGCAGTGGACTGCACTTCTACGGGTGCAGTAGATTGCACCCAATATAACCTGAGTAGTATTGATAGAAAATACAGTGTCGCTCCTGACGACTCGCGGTCTGCGACCGCTCGCCAGTCAGGCAGCGACGGTGTGTTTCCTGATGATTTGTACACCAGACCCAGCACCAATGGTCATGCCGAAGGCCACACCCCTGGTCATGGGACAGGTAACGGTACTAACGGCAATAGCAATGGATCTCACTCAGGCTCGGCTCCTGCCTCCACTACTACTAAAAAGATAGTAGAAACACACATAGGATGTCACTCAGATAGTGGTAACGGCGCTGGTATACAAAAGAATAGTAAATCTCACTCAGGTAACGGCAACGGTAATGGTCATGCTCAGGTAGGTACATTTCTCACCGGCGCTACAGTCAAGGAACAGACCATGTCACAGCGCTGTGCTCACCACTTCTACAACTTCCTCAAAAGCAAAGATCAGTTGGATGCCAAGTCGAAGATCCCAGCATGGGTAAAGGAGTTTTCCGCTCTCTTAGATTGGAGAAAGGATGAAGCTGAAGTCTGGCGGGTCCTGACAGGTTACATCAAACACTTCGACGAGGAGTTCATGCCAGTAGCTTACTGTGCCAAGAAGTTCCACGAGAAGTACATGTCGATCAAGACCCGGTTGGAGAAGATCAAGGAACAGGACCAAGACGAACCAGACTATGAGGTGGTGGAGGAGCGCCTGCCCGGTGGACGCATCCGCCAGACAGTGCGACGGAGGGCATAGACCATGAAGGTGACCGAGTTCAAGAAGGGCGATCTCCAGCGCGAGATCCTACTGGGCATGATCGCCAGCACAGATGCTCTGGCGCAGGTCAGTGAGATCCAACCGCGACCGCGCTTTCCCAACCCCGAGTGCGCAACTTTAGCTCGTCTGTGCCTGGACTATTACCGGGAGCACGGCAAGGCCCCTCGGAAGGGCATCGTCTCCCTGTTCCGCGCTTGGGCTAGCCACAAAGATGAGGAATCCGTCGAGTCCGTGGATCGCATGCTGGGCATCATCTTGACCGAGTACACCCCCGACGAGGAAATCAACGCCGATCATATCTTTTCCATAGCTGCACGATACTTTGCCGAGCAGCACGCCCGCCGGACGGTGGAAGAAGCTCAAGGTTTTCTTGACCTAGGTAAGCTAGATAACGCGCATGAAGCCTTGGAAACCTACGGCAAGATCCAGACTACTAAAGCTGATAGCGGGTTTGTTCTCAACGACTCCGCTCTCATGAAAAAAAGTTTGGGTAGGAAAAGAAGAACCAATCTGTTTGACTACCCTGGCGACCTGGGTAGGTTCTTCGACGGTGCTTTCAAAAGAGGTGATTTGACCTCTTTTATGGGTGAGGAGGGTGTTGGCAAGACTGCCTGGTTGATCGACGTGGCAATTAGAGCTTTGTCAGCACGGCGCAAAGTGGCGTTTTTCAGTATCGGTGATCTGACATGGGATCAGTTGTTGCTGCGCTTCGCCGTTCGCATAGCTGAACTGCCTCGCTACGACAGGACAGTAAACTTCCCGATTCGTTTCGTGTCTGCTTCTGACCCGGAGCAACCAGAAATAGCTGAGTTTGAGCAACGTGAACTACAAGGCGTGGATGCCAACTCGGGGTGGGAGCAGATTCAAAGGTTCAACCGCAGGGTGGTCAAGTCGGACAAGCCATACTTCTTCGCTGCCAATCACGAAGCTGGTGTTCTCACTGTCGAGGACATCCGCAACCAGTTGCGTGAACTGCACAGAAGACAGGACTTTCAAGCTGATGTTGTAATCATTGATTATTCAGACCTTCTTGCTCCTCCTAGTGGTACGTACAAAGATCAAGCTCGTGACCAGATCAACAAGACCTGGATTCAACTGAGGGCGCTGGCGGGCAGCAAGGAGTACGGCAGGTTGGTTGTTACGGCGACACAGACCAACCGCCCGTCCTACAAGAGTAAGTTGATACGCAAAGAGCATGTAGGCGAGGACAAACGCAAACTAGCTCATGCCGCCTACATGATCGGGTTGCGTATGCAGGACAGCGACAAGGAACGGGGAATTACTCGCCTGAACTATGCCAAGGGACGGGAGATCGATTTCAGCCCAAGAAGGACCGCTGCCGCCCTGGGTTGCTGGGACTTGTGGGCGCCTGCTGTTCTTTCCATCTTTTGAGATATATTATGAGCAAGTACACCACATTCATGTTTGAGCACAGACCTATCGACGATGATCATTTTCAGGGATGGGATGATTATGGTCGGATAAGATTTCGCGTTTCCAGTTCTCTGGAACTGCTTGATCGCATTCTCAGGTCAAGGCTGTGGTCACAGCGACATCTTGGTATTTTACAGATATCTTGCTGGAAACCAAAAAGATTTGAAGGTGTGCAGAGATTTACCTTTGCCCCTCCGGTAGGTCCGCTTGTGTTTCGAGACGAGGAGCAACTAGAAAAGTTTGTGGTGATGTTGTGGGGACAGGCCCGCTGGCGTCTCCTGCCAGAGGACCCCCTGCTGGAATAGAGGCACCCCAGACGAGCCAGGACACGCTCAGACACTTTCGATCGATTCCCCGGTGGTTTTGTCGTCTAGGTGCCTCAGAAGCGATCCTAGACGATCCCAGAGGCATGCCAGTTTGTACACTAGTTGTGTTCTGTGAGGTGTTTTGTGGACGAGATGACATGGTTAGCTAGTGCCAATCCGCAGGCTATACTCGACGCCGTTAGTGAAGCTAATGGAGACCATCCTGACCGCACTTTCTACGGTCAGGCGCCCTACCAAGTTAGTAATAGAAAGCTGAGGTTGTTTGCCTGTGCCTGTCGTCGTCGAGTTCCGGGTTTGGTGTGGGACGGGCAATCAGCTGGGTGGCAACATATGGAAGATTATCCTGAAGAGGAGATACTAGCAAACGATGTAGGACCGCATACTGTTCCAGCTATTAACCATGCCCGGTTGTTCATTGGTCATCAGGAAGCGCCATCCCAGAGCGAGATGGCAGCGCTGCTACGGGAGATTGTTGGCAACCCTTGGCGACAGGTAAAGCTACCAGAAGGTCCCAATCAGCGCTGTCCCTTGTGCAAAGGAGAAAAGGTGCGGCGGGTGCGACCAACTGGTGCTGCCGGCACCCGGAAAACTCACCTGACGAATTGTCGTGCTTGTCGTGGTAAGGGGACTGTGCCCGGTCCCTGTCCCTGTCCTTGGTTGACCCCACAGGCCCTGGCAATGGCTGAATATGCCTACGAGTCCAGGGACTTCTCCGGGTTGCCCATCCTTGCTGATGTCTTGGAAGAATCAGGATGTCAGGAGGAGATGATCCTGCACCACCTCCGGGGTGAGGAACCCATCCTGCGTGAGGTGCCCCGGCAGACCCAGACCATCGGACCTCCCCTCTACCACCTCGTCGGGTGGCGTCTCCTGCGTGGTCCTCACTGTCGCGGGTGTGCAGCAATCGACGCCCTGCTCGGTAAGAGCTGACGGTCACGTTTCTCCCCATCCAGAGAAAATTCCGATCACTGGCTTGACATCCTCACCAGCGCTGTTAGACTGGTAACGTAGACGAAATGATGGCAACGTGACAAGGAGAGAACTCGTGACACAGGCAGCGGTCAAGTTACTTCGCCGCATCGGCGAAACCGAGGACGGTGCTCTGCGACTCAGCAAGAGCAACGACAAGGCGGCAGAGGAACTCAAGAACGAGGGGTTGGTGGTCTATATCCGGATCTCTACTGGTGGGGCTGATGTGTGCCTCACGCAGGC